ACGAACTGCCAGAACGTGCCGCCGGTCTGCGGAACATTGACGATCATCATGGATGAATCGGAATAAAGGATGCCCTGCCAACCCGGCTCGGACCGATACAGCGCCACAGCTTCCTGCGCGCTGTTGCCAATGTTGCGGGCAAGGTCGGTCGATCCCGCGCGGGTCTCGCCATATTGGAGATAGTCAGACAGCGGCTGGAACCCATCGGCGCAGAACAGCACCATATCGGGTCCGGTGTTGACCAGACAGCGCGGCCCCACGACCGGCAGGCCCACGGTGAAAATGCCTTTCAGTTGCCAATCCGCAGCGGTCGACGGGTCGATCCCGGAATACAGCAGGACCTCGCCCTGCGTCGTGACGATGCACAACAGATCGTCCGCGCCCCCTGCCCCGTTGTCGCGGGTCCAAGAGCCGATCGCGTTGATGCTGCCGCCCTTGCGGCACAACGGGCCAAAGTCGAACTGCGTCAACGCGCCCTGATACGCCCCCGCCGTCGTATACCAGACCGACAATGTGTTGCGTTCGACATAGAAGACGCGCTGTGCGTGCAGGACGACTTGCGACAGGTCGGTATCGGTCACGCCCGTCACGACAACGTCTGTGATGGTGGCGCCGTCATAGACGAACGGCACATCCGACCCGCTATCGTTCGCGCCGATCAAAAACGTCCCGCCGCCGCTTGCGTAGTTGGTCCACGTCCACACGTCCTTGGCATAGCCGGTTGCCAGTGCGGCGCCGACAGTCCCGCTCGTCACGTCGTAAATCTTGCCGTTGACCGCAGCCAACAATTGCTCGGCAGCCGCGCCCGAATAGCTGAACAGGGTCTGGATCGGATCGCCTTCGCCCGTGTCGCAGAACTCGACGTGCCCGGACCGCAGCGACACGGTGCCGGTTTCGGGAAAGAAGTTGTCCAACTGGTAGGCGCAATCCTGCGGCATCGCGTCCAGAGGATCGCGGCTGTTCCACCCGCCGGTTGGCGCCGGAATCGAGACCGTCTGGCCGGGGCCGAGCATCGGCATTAGGGACGCGGCCCGTAGCCGTTATCCGGGATATTCCACCACGACAGCAGATCAGCACCGGGCGAACGCTTCGCCAGAGCAAGGATCGCAGCCCCGCCGTCAACCGACTTCGCCCGCTCAAGCGCAATGGCATACTCGCGGTCGAGGTATTTGGTGTCCATGCCCTTGGCCTGAAAGAACTTCGCCTTTAGGCCCGTCACCATCACGTCATCGGGAAAGATCGACGTGTCGGTATCGGCCACCATCTCGGCTTGGTATTCGCCCGCCGCGTTCGTCACCCACGATAGGGAAATGTACTCATAGACAAGCGTTAATGTCGGTTGGTTCGCCCCAGGAGGGGGCCAAATACGCCAGTTGGTTAATGGCCGGCCAATCTGTCGCCAGTTCCGCCGGGGGCTCGTTGTGACGATACCGGAGCGCAGGAACTGATCCATCTGTGGCGATGTCGGTCCCAGCAGCTTCCAACGGTTCGTCCGGTCCCACCATGTATCCGAGACATAGCTCTGGAAGTCGGCGGGGCCGTTATAGGTGTCGCGCGCAACCGTCAGGGTGACGCCTGCCGCCGTGACGGTGCTATGCTCCGACAACGTGATCTGCGTCGCGCTGTCGACGGAAATGATGCGTGCCGATACCGGAATACCGGCACCCGTCACGACAAAGCTATTGGCAACCATCGCCGACGTATCGGGGATGTTGCTGATGACGCCGCTGCCAACCAGCGTATCGCCCGTCGTGATCTGCACCGCCTCGGTCGAGACGATGAACTCGGTCTGTAGCGCAGCCCATGGAAATTGCCGCTGCAATTCCTCACCGACGCGATTGATCAGACCGATCATCTGCTGGTCGATGAAGTCCTGCGACGATGCCGGCGCAAGCGAATAGGGCAGCAGGCCAAGCTCAAGCCTGGCCTGCTGGATCAGTTCGGCTAGGTTCCGCTGCCCCACGGGTTAGGAGCGGCGGTATAGGGTGAACGTATTGGTCCCAGTGCGGCGCGCCCAGAAGACAGCCGAAGAACGGGCGCGGTCGTTGTCGTTGGATTCGACCACCATATTCCCGACCAACGTCCAGCCTGTGTTGGTCGTGATCGTGATGTCTTCCGCCGCCACGGTGCTGAGGTTGATGACGCCGAACTCGATGGTGTCATCAACAGCGATGTTGGCCGAGCATGCGGACTGCAACGCCGATGCCAGCGGCAACTGATAGGCCGCAGCACCTGCCGCGCCCTGGTTGCCGGTAATGATGCCGGTCAGCAGTTCCGCAGCCGTTAGGGTCGTGGAGGTCGTCTTTGCGGTCGGCGTGCTTTGCAGCACATACCGAACACCGCGCTGGAACACGCCGCCGGCAGCGCCCGTGCTGACCGTGCCGGGGATCAGGAACACGCTAGTCCCCGCACCCGTGCCGGTGGACGTGCCGCCCTGAACCGTAACGCTGGTGCCGGCAGTGTTGGCCGTGATGCCGGGGGCGCCCATGAGCAGATTGACGCCCAACGTCAGAGGCGCTTGGACGTTGTTCATGGTGCCAAGGGACAGAAGCTGGGCAAGCCCGGCATCCATACCCAGCCCCATGAGGTTCTTCTGGGTCGTAAGCGCGGTCATGCCGTGCGCTCCTTCTTACGGTTCAGCTGCCCGATAAGGTCGGCGTTCTGCGCCTGCTGTTCTTCGAGCATCTTCCGCAGGTCTTCCATCTGCGACTTGATGGCCGCGAACTGGTCGTGGTTCTGCGTCGCCTCGATGAACTCAGCCGCCTTTGCGACGAAGCCGCGCGCGCCCATACCCATCTTGCCGATTGCCGTTTCCGACGCCCCGGCAAGCTGCTGGATCGTGTGGAAGTTGAGCGGCTTCAGGCGTGCGATCACATCAGGATCGGCATGGAACAGCGCCTCGATGGGCGTGCCATCCGGGACCTGCTCGCGACCAGCCTGATATGCGTTCCAGCGGTCGCGGAACCGGGCCTTGTCCTCATCGGTCGCAGGGCGGTCGATGACGAACAGGTTGCGCTCACCGGGTTCCCACATCTTGATATGATCGACGCCGATATAGGGCGGCTCACCATTGGCAATGGCGTATTCGCCGTTCCGCTTTTGCGAGCGATAGAACTGGACCAGCTTGCGGGAATCGGAACCGTATCGAACGGTCCCGACCGCACCGCCCTGATCCCACTCAATCGCCTGAGTCGGGATGAAGGTGTCGCTCATGATTAGTCGTCCGCTCCCACAACCACGCCGCCGATGATCGCGATCCCGACGTTCGCCGCTGCGGTGGCGTTGATGACCGCACCCGAGATGGCCGCCGACGTGCCACCAACCGCAGTGCTGGACAGACGCCCAGCCGTTGCGGTGCTGTGCAGCGCGGTGAAGGCCGCCGTGGAAGTCGCCGTGTTGGTCGAGTTGTTGTAGCCAGCGGTCTGCATCCACAGATACTGGCCGGCAGTTCCGGTCCCGCCCGCGACGCCCATGCGCTGCCCCAGCTTGCCCTTCGCGAGCGTGCTGGTGATGGGCTTGACCTCCCACGTGGCGTTGTTGGTGACGATCAACCAGTCGTTCGCCGTGCAGGTCGTTGCCGCTTCCAGCACGACATAAACCCACGTCGACCCGTCCGAACCCTGAACATGCGTGCCGGGAATGATCGGCAGGCCCGGATATTCCGGCGTCGAGGTCGACAAAGTGAAGGTCTGGGAGAAGTTGATGCCCTGAAGGGGCGTGTTGACGTAATAGGTGGACATGATGTGATTCCTCTCGGTTGGGCGTTAGGCGTAGAGAACGCCCTGGAGGCCACAGTTGCTGATCGTTATGTTGCCGGCCCAGCCGATGATCTGAACCATCGAATCCTGGTTGACCGACACGCGATCATCGCCAATCGGCACGCAGTTCCGATCCCGATGCGGGCGATACATGATGTATTTGCTGTTCAGCATATACATGCGGGACGCCGGAGCGCCGCCGACCGCGCCAGCCCCGCCGGAGCCGAACGTGTTGCCGTCCGTGGTCGTGCCCTGGAACCCGCCGTCGAGCACAACGTCCATGCGCTTGCCGGTGCCCATGTAGGCGATGTTCGGAAAGCCCGCCTCGGTCATCTTGGAGCCGGGATCGTTGATCCGCTGGATGGCCTGCAACGACTCAAGGAAGTAGTTGTAGAAAGTGCCGTCGCACAGCGCCAAATCCGGCGCATCGCGGCCACGCACCAAACGGCTCGAAAGCGTGTTCATGTAGCTGCGGATGTTGGCCGACGAAGCCGCCGCGCCACCGTCCGACGTGCAAGAATACGCCTGATTGCGCCAGAACGTGAACGAGCCACGGTCAATGCCGCCGACAGTGCCGGATGCGGGCGATGTGCTGACCAGCGTTTGCAATCCACCCATCTGACCCGTGATCGAGCCGTCCGAATACATGTCGTATGCGAGACCGTTCGCCATGGTGTCGTAGGCGTTGTTGATCCGGCTTTCCAGCAGGTCGATCACCGCTTCCTTGCCGCTGTTCTGCAACTGCTCAAGGCCGGAGATCGAAATGGCAACCGCCGCCTGGCGGATTGCGAACTCGGCGGCGCTGATCGTGTCGGACGGCTGGATGTTCAGCAGTTCATAACCGCTGTAACGGGTCCAGGTCGTGTTGTTGGCGTAGTTCACTTCCTGCGCGATGGTCCGACCACCGCTGAAGGGCTTAATGAACCCGCGTTCGGACAGACGCACCAGAATGGCGTTGTTGCGAGTGACGTTGTCGGCCAGTTCACCCGTGCGGTTGCGTAGGGTGGTCGTGGTGATTTCGGAAAGATTCGGGGAGGCCATAGGCCTGCGCTCCTAAATGAGGTTCATGACGACGCCTCATCCCAAGATGCTTCCAACGCAGCCCTCAGACTTGTTGCCTTCGCGATGGTGCCGCTGATCTGCCCCGATCCGGGGTTGTCACGCACACTGACGGCGGCCCGCTTGGCGGCCCGCACGCGCTCGGCTTCCTTGGCTTTGCGTTCCGCTTCCTGCGCCTTCGATGCAGCCTCTTGCTGCTGGGCACGGAGCGCGGGGTCAGCCCACACGGCGCGGTCATAGGCGTCCTGCAACGACAGCTTGCCGTCCGCCTGCATCATGCCCGCCATCACGAGGCGAACCTGATCGAAGTGGACGTTGCGGCTGTCGGACTTGAACGCTGCGATTTGCGCGTCAATCGTGGCGGCTTGGCGCTGTTCGGCCTCTGCTTTCTCACGGGCACGCTCAGCAAAGAGCGTATCGACGCGAGGATCGCGGACCTGAACAACCCCCTGCTGGGCTGATGGATCGTTGGGATCAGGCGTGAGCGAATGGAGGTTGACGCCATACAGTTGGGCCAACTGCGCCACAGCCTGCTGCGGGTTCGTCGAGAGGGCCTTTTCCCACTGCAACAGGCGTTCGATGCCCTGCTGTGGGTTGAGGCCATGCGCGGCGAAACGCTCGGCGTGCGGATTGATGACCTGTCGGTAGGATTCGACCTCTTGCGTATCGGTTGCCCGTTCGACCAGCGCCGCACCCATGTCCTTCTCCCGGCGGGCGATGGCTCGCTGCACGTCGGGGTTGAGACCGGTCCATTCGGCTTCTGACCACGCCTCGGGGCGCTCGATGGCGTCCGATACGGGCTGCGCGGGGTCGGCATCTGGCGTCTTGGTTTCGGTCGGGGCATCAGCCTCGACCTTGGCAAAGCGGCCCTTGTCGTCACGGGACGCCTGCGATTCTGTCGGTTCTTCGCCCGCAACCTGCCGGTCGTATTCTGCGGTCAGGAGATCGCGCAGGGACGGCGGGGCAGCGGGCTCAGATGCCGGAACATCGGGTTCGACGGCGGGGGCTTCTAGGGTTTCGCTCATACCGGGAACCCACCAAAGCGGGCCGCGTACTCAGCGGCTATGATGATCCGCTCCGCATCTGTTAGCGAAAACGGATATTTCTTACATTCATCCACGATGCGTTCAATTTCGAGCGCATCAAAGTTCCCCACATTCGCGCGCAGGTCCAATGTCAAGCGGATGGTTTCTTCCCAGTTCAGCGCTTTGGCCTTCATGCGGGGAACTCCCGCACCGGCACACCAGCCAGATCGGGCAACGTCTCAGCCGGCGGGGGGCGATAACCCTGCTCCACCATCTCCCACGACCGCGCGATGTCGGCCTTCGTCACGACGCTGGACGGGGCACGCTCACGGGCACGCGGCGCATCGGTGCCCATCTCGACCATGCCGGCGGCACGGGTGGCGCTGCGGAATTGGCTCTTGCTGTCGGTCGTGACGCCGTTCGCTGGGTGGAGCGCGGGCTCCATATAATCGCGATGAATGGCGGGGAATACCTGCGGGGGGCGACTAAAGCGGTCCCTGGGAACCCACTCACCCTCATGACGGATATATCGCATGACTGTGACCATACAGCCACAGTCTGTGGC